TCTTCTTCATCTGAGCCGTAGAGGGACATTGTTAAGTTTTCCACCTTAACAACGTAGGGTAAGGGAGTAACAAGGAGGTTTATCTGCCCGGGTTGGAAGCCGTTTCCTACAGTTCCCGGAATTTCACAGACGGCTTCAACGTCAACGAACGTCTCTCCCGGGTTTATTACGGCTTCTTTTGTCGTTTTGAAAAAGAGCTTTTGGTCCGGGGTTACCTCTGTCCCTTGAGGGATTACCACGGGAAAGCTTTTGGGAGAGTCTATGTGAAAGCGGACGGTTGTTCTTGCGGGGGTTGCAGGGAGCCTTTTGACACCTAAGAGTTCTCCTAACTTGTCAAGGGCTTCTCCTCTTGCAAATGCTAAAAGGTTCTGGTTTGCTGCGTCGTTTATCCGGAAGTTTTGAACAGAAACGACGTAGGAGAGGAGGGAAATTAACAGGTTAATGGGGTCTGCAGGGTGAACTTTCCTTCCGAGAATTTCCTCTGTTTTCTTGAGTATCTCTCTGTAGTTTTCTTGAGAGTTGTATTTGACGAAATTGAGCATTGCTCCCTGCCGGTTAAGTTTGTTTTAAGCCTATCACCGGCAGGTGTCCCCAGTGGGGTTATGAGGGGCTATTCAATCAGCCAGCTGTTGTTGTTTGCGGCAAACTCTATTAGCTCGTTCCTTGGAATTCTCCACTGGCTTCCCAATTTTGTCGCTCTTACCTTGCCGCTGTAAATCCACTTTCTCACTGTTTTTGGCTTAACTCCAAATATGTCCGCAACTTCCTCCGTTGAGAAAAAGGGTTTCTTGGGAATCAGTTTCTCTATACACTCTGCAAACGAAACCATGAACAGGGAAAACTCCTTTTTAAATACCTCCTTCACCGTCGGCAACTTTAATCTCTCCGTATTTGGTTACAAGGGTGACTTCTACTTTTGACCTTCCATCCTTTGAAGAGGTTACTGACACCTTTTTGACCTTTGCCCTCTTTTCCCACCTTTCAATTTGAGTGAATATTTCTTCCTTGAGCTTCATTTCAAGTTCCGGAGTAAGTGTGTCTATCAAGTTCAAGCTGACTCCAAAGTCCCTCATTAGGGGAACGCTGCCCTTTGGCGTTGAAAGTATCGTTTTAACGTTCTGGATGATTTCTTCAACTTCGCTTTTAGGGTTGATTATCAAGGCTGTCCTCTCTCAAGATTAAGTTTACGGAAATTTTCAAAGGGTTTCCATACTTATCCGTTCTCTCAACCTCTTCTCTCACTTCTTCTAAAACAAATTTTCCCTTGATGTAGTCCCCGATTATTAGTAGGTAACTTTCCCCTTCTTCAAGGTATTCTTTGAGTTTTTCGGTTTCTTTCGCCGGGTTACAAAATGAGTAGTGGAGGTCTATTGACATTTCAACTTGTTCAGGTTCAATTCCGGTGAAGTGGAGCTTTTCTTTTTCACCGAATATGGAGATTTTAGAAAACTTAGCTCTGCCAATGCGGTTTAGGGTCTTAGGGGTCTTTGCAAGTCTGAAAATAACTTCTCCGAATTTTCCCCACATCTGAAATCTCCTAATGAGTGTGGTGCGGTGTATTTCCGCCTTCGTCAATAATTGCACCGGTTGCGTGAATGTCTCCCTCAACTTCCAAATGGCCCCTAATCGTTAAGGTCCCTTCTAAGAGGAAATCGCCTTCCATGTAGCCTATCGTTGGAGAATTATTCTGCAGGTTAATCTTTGGAGCCTGTATGGATACCTCTTTTGAGCTCTTGATGAGGACTTCTTCTTTTACGACGGCGGACATGTGTCCGCTTACCTCTATCTCTGTGTCTCCCTTAACGTTTGCGTGGAGCTTGTGGTTAGCAGTGTCGTATTCAAGCGTTGTTCCGTCCTCAAATTGAACTCTGAACTTGTTTCTGTCCTTTACAGGGGGCTGGTTGTCTGCATCGTAGACCGTTCCGATTATAAAGCCGTCGGTAGTCCCGGACTGAGGTAAGAGAAGACAGATGACTTTTTGGCCTTCTCTTAACGGCATGTAGCTTTTGTTTTGATAGGTAAAAGGTTCTGCTACTTGAAGCTCTCTTGAGATTGCCGATTCAAAGTCTTTGAATTCCACAACCGCCGTGTGATTCTCAGGGTTGTAGCGCTTGATGACTCCTATTTTTACGATGTTCATGACGAGCTGAAATAGCTTCTGTATCTCTGGATTCAACCTATCCTCCTAATTGTCAACGTAGTTTGATAACCGGAAGAATCTACCCTGTGGGAACTTTCCTCTATCAGGTAGTTCCCGGTGAATAGGTCTCCTACTTCAAGCTTTACCACTGCACCTGCTACTAAGGACATGTTCCCTTCAACCGTGATAGTCCCGGAGGTTCTCCAGCGGTTTCTCTTCTTAAGTTCTGCAATTGCTCTCCTTTTGGCCTGCTCTAAGTTCTCTACTTTTTCGTGAAGCTTTATCTCTTCTCCTACGGGGATGTTCGGCAGAACGTAGGTGTAGGAGAGGTCTTTGTTTTTCACCGGGTCGTGGTAGTAGACGGTGCAGCTTTTGAAAACTGCATACACTTGGTCCTCAAGGTCTACGTCTATGAGCTGGTTTTCTGTTATGGTTGCTATGGGTTCTTGGTTTTCAAACTCGTCCCTTTCTACGAAAAAGAGTCTGTCGGGCTGGATTTTGAGGTAGCAGTTCCAGCGGTCGGCAAGAGTTTTTAGAAACTCTGCGTCTGTTTGCTGGTTTTGTTGAAGGTTTTCTATCTCTATGTCGTCAACTTTTACGACCGGCTGAAGTCTGTTTTCCTGTGCTATCTGGGTGACGATTTTCCCGAGACTTGTGTTTTTGAAGTTGCGGTTTCTCTTGGTCTTGTGGATTTCTAAGGTTCTTTTTATGGCCGTTGCCTCTATGTGGAAGGTGAAAAGGCCTCTTCTGACTGAGTCTATTCTGAATTTCCCGCAAGGATAGCCGTCTATGAAGGCCGAAATCTCGGCATCCGGAGTGGGATAGGAGGTTAGAGAAAACTCCTTTTCCTCGTTGTAAAGTTCAAGGGAGAGGGTGTCGGCCTTTTCGGTTGAATCGGTGTAGGTCAATGAAATGAGGTATTTTTCAATCTCCTTTGTGACGTCCCTGTTTTCGTAGAGGATTTCTAACTTAACTTTTCTCGGCATCTTACCTCTTCCAGATTGGGAGCTTGTCTGTTTTTGCCTCTTTTGGCTTTTCGGGAACTATTACTTTTAAGTTAGCAGGCAAAAGCTCGTATCCTGCAAGTTCCGGGTTAGCTTCAAGTAGAAGGTGCAGGTAGTTTTCGTCTCCGTAGTATTTTTTGGCTATCTCGTCCCACGCTTCGTTATGAGAAGTTGTATGAATCACCGATGCCATAGTTAACTCTTATCTCCCTTTCCCGTTTTTCCCTTTCGTACTTTTCTATTTCTCGCCTGACAATCCTTGCTATTTTCAGTCCGTCCTCCTTAGATGCTGTTCCGTTTACGGTTATGTTGATGTGGAAGTGGGTAGTAGCTTGGACGTTATGTCTACTTGAGAAGTAGTGGCTGGGAGGTTGAGAAAAGTTGGAAATCGGAAAGAGTAAGGAGGCGACTGCTGTTATTGGTGTCTGGAAGGGCATTAGCAGGGCACTCTTAACGCCTTTCACGAGGGATATTACTTTGGTTAGCAGGAAGTCACCTCTTATGCCTTCTGCAATTGTTTCAATAAGTCTTGTGCCCGTTTTGTGAAGGTCTGAAAGTGGACCTTCCTTTGCGGGGGAGAAGGGAAGGAGGTTGCGAACCTTTGAAAGAACTCCTCTAACTGCATCGTAGAGGTGCTTTGCCTTGGAAGTGACTCCCTGAACTATCGTTGTGATTATCTTCTCTCCAACAGAAAATAGGTTTATAGAAGAGAGGAAGGAGTAGACCCTTTTCCAGCTCATTAGGAGAATTCCAAAGGGAGAGACGGAAAGGAAAACCTTAGCAAGTGTAAAAACAAGTTCTTTTCCTGATTTTACAGTTTTGAAAAACAGGGTTTCTATTCCTCGTCCAAATCCTTTAAAGGCCGTGATTACCGAACTTCCTATACTTGAAGCTTTGTGAATTAGCTCACCTATTCCTCTAAAGAATCCCTTGAATGCGTTCCAGACTCCTAATACTACCGGCTTTACTTTGTCCCAATTTGTGTAGATGAGGTATCCTGCAAAGGCTATTCCGGTAAGAGCCAGAAGGATGGGGTTGGAGAGAAATGCAGCTGTGAGGGCTCTGATTAGGGGAATTCCGAACTTCACTGCTGAAAAGAGGAGATTAAACCCTTCAACAGAAAGGGATAGAGCCTTGGCCGTGAATGCCAGTCCTGCAGAAAATGCCGCTATTGAGGTTGCCAAAAGTCCGAAAGTCCCGACGGTATAGGCCAATATCTTGGTAAGCGTTTTGTGCTCTTGTGAGAAGTCCTTTATCGTTAAGGCCGCTTTCATTAGGATGTTTGCTCCGGAGTTTACCACGGGTAGGAAGAGGTTCCCGAAGACTATTTTCGTAGCCGTTATTGCCTGGGACAGTCTTTCAAAGGAGTAGGCCGTTGACTTGCTCATTTTCCTAAAGGCTTCTTCGGTTTCTCCTCCTACGCTCTGAAAGTCCTTTAGGGTTTTTATGAAGGTTTCGGGGTCTGAAATGAACATGTTTACAACTTTTTGTGCCTCTACGCTCCCGAAAATCTCAGAGAGCATCTGTGCCTGCTCGGCTTCTGTGAGTCCTGCCCTCTTCATTGCATCGGTTATTTCTTTGAGGGTTCCAATCAGGCCCTTCTGTTTCAGGGTAGTTTTGTTGACAGTTATTCCTAACTGCTGGAAGGCTTTCTGGGCTTGCGACGTAGGAGCTATAAGGGAGTTAACTATTTCCCTTATGGAGGTCATCGTTTGACCGGTATCAAGTCCCTTGGCCGTTGCCGCAGCAACTATTGCCGAAAACTCCTTGAACTTTATTCCCGCAGAGGCAATCGTTGAGGCTACCCCACCTATATCCCTTGCTATTTCCGAGAAGGTCGTTCTACCTTTTGCAATTGTTTTGAAGATGTAGTCGGAGGCCTGCTTTAAGTTTAGTCCCCAGGCTTTCATTACGGTTATGAGCGTGTTGTTTGCCGTTGATATGTCGCTGACTCCGGCAACGGCGGCCTCTCCTGCTACCTTTATTATCTGCAGGGCCTTTTTGGGGTCAAATCCTGAAGATATTGCGTCGTAGAAAGCTTTTGTTACCTCGCTCTGTTCCTGCCCGAGTTCCACTGAAATTTCAAGGAGCTGATTAGAGTAGAGTTTCTTGAATTTCTCAAAGTCGGTCTTTACAAGGGTAGAAGCTTCGGCCAATCCCTTCTCAAAGTCGGCAGCGTCGGTTACAACGCTTTTCAGGCCGAGGGAAATAGCTCCTCCTATGGCTCCGGTTTTTATTGTTATATCTTCAAGTTTCTCTGAGAACTGGTTGAGACTTTTGGGGTCAAAAACTCTCTTCAAAACGTCCGAAAGGCCTTTCAATTTCTTTTCGGTTTTTTCGGTCTCCCTGCCTATTTCCTTTATTTCCTCGGAGGTCCTTCTGGCTTCCCTTGCGAGAACCTCAAAGCTTTCCTCTCCTTTTAGGGAGGACACGACAGATTTAAAGGAGCTTGTTTCCCTTGAAGCCTTGGCGATGTTCCTGAGAAAGTTGTCTCCGTACAGGGTTAAGGCTATCGCAAGCTCAAGCATTTGCTCCTCGGCCTATATTTGAATCAGGAGGGAAAGCGGTGGAGAAGGTTTTTGAGGTAATTGTTGCGGGTTGTCTCCTCTTTCTTGTAGTCTCTTTTATCTTCTTCTTAGTAGTGATTGCCTTGTCGCCCGTTATAAGCATTTCTTACCTCATTGCTGATTGGTACGAGAAGCGTTCTTCCGGTAGTACTCGCCGAGCTTCTCAAGGAGAAACTGAAGCCTCTTTAGGGGAATCTCCGAAAACTCACGGTAACTGATGCCAAGTTCCTTCATTGCGATAACCGGAATCAGTTCGGGGCTGTCTGCACGAAGCAGACTTACCCCGTTTGTTGAAAAACCGCATACAGCCTTGCAAAGTCTGAAAGGGGAAGCTTTTTAAGCTCTTCTGCCGTAACTCTCTTGCCGTCTATCTCAATCAGCTGTTCCATGAGGGTGAGTATGGCCTCCTTGAAACCTCCTCCCGTTTGCTGGGCTATCTCAATTGCGGTTAAGAAGTCCTCTCCTGTTCCCTCATAAACTACGGCCTTTTTGCCGTTTGAAAGCTCAACTTCCTTTAAAACTTTTCTTTCCATCTACTCCTCCTTACCCCATCCCTAAGTTTCTTCTAACGTCTGCAAGGTAGTCTTTGCCGTTTATTACGCAGACGCAGTTTAAGGGGTCAACCTCGTATATGACTTTCCCGTCAACTTCCAACTTGTAGTAGGTTACCGTGAACTCAAGCTCTGAATCTTGGGGCTTGTTCCTTTCAAGTTTTCCGGGGCCGAGGGATAGGGGTAAAACCTTCATTGAGGCCACGAGGCCTACAGACCTAAAGCCGCCTGCTGCCGGGTCATACTGCTGGAGAGAGCCGTAGGCGGTTATCAATTTGCTTTCCGGCTCTAAGAGTTTTGCAAAATCCTTTGTTGATGTTGAAAACTTCAGCTTGAGCTTCATCTCTTTAACGTGGCCAATCGTCGGAGTTTCCACTTCTCCACTTATTCCAAGGGGCGTCATTTTGTCCGAGAGGAATTCAACCTTGGGAAGTTCTACGTCGGCAGTTCCGAGCAGAACGTTTCCCTCTAAGTAGACTCGCGAGTTCTGAACTTTATCTGGAATTTTGGCCATCACTTACCTCCTAATTTCCAAAGAGGGTTTTCCAGTAGTTCGGGTCGTATTCGGTTATGAACTCAATTTCTCTTGCCGGGGAGGGAGGGGTAAACCAAACGTGGAACTTGACTATTCCGTCCATGAGGTCTGTTACCGGGTTTTCTCCCTCTAAGAAGGCGATTCTTCCTCCCAATATGTCTTCTCTTGCAGAGAGTCCGTTGAGCCTTACCTGATAGGAGTCAACTATCGTTCTTACGAGCCTCTTTGTTATGGGGGTGTCAATTTTCTGGTTGAAGGTGAGAATCAGCTCGTTGTTCAGGAAGTTGAACATGTGGCGGACGTTGTCAAAGGTGTCTTTCGGGTCTGTGGTTGAAGGGTATGCGGCCGTTCTTGCTCCCCAGAATACCCAGCCGTTTGCGTTGTTGAAGAGCGGAGTTACTCCTTGGCCCGCTAAGTAGTTTGCCTGGTCAAGGCCGAGGTGAAAGTCTGAGTCGTTAATGTAGAGGGGCTTGTTAGAGACTGTTTTTGAAGGTATTCCGCCGTTTTCGGCGTCTATCCTTGCCTTTTTGCAGGCTGCCAGGGTAGAGGGGTGATAGGTTCTTTTTCCCGAGATTCCTTTTCCGAGGAAGGCTTTCAGCTGTGGGAACTTTAGGCCGTTGTCTACGAGGTACGCCGGAGCGTCGGTGTACTTGTCAACTTCAATGTCAACGTAGGCCATAGCCTTAAAGTGGCCGTTTATGGCTTTTGCCTTTGCCGCCATTGCGGTTGCAACTGCGGGGTCTTTTGAAAATCCCGGTGCTATGAGGATTGACGGAACGAGCCTGAACCTTGGGTAAATCTCTTCAACTACTTCAAGCCCGGAAGGTTTAAGGGTTGTGGGGTCTATTCCGCCTATTACGTCCTCAGATTTGACGGAGGATGCGTCATTTCCCACGCTTATAAAGACTACCGGGGAAACGTGTTCAAGGGCAAAGGCAACTTGGGCAACTTCCTCTAATGTGTGCTTTTCCCAGTCTCCCGTTATTCCGAAAGTATCTGCAAATTCTTCAAGGCTTGAAATGAGAAAGGCCTTGTTAGTTTCTCCTTTGCTGGCAGTTCCTACTGCCACGATTAGAGTTGCTGTTCTGACAGGAGGCAGGAGACTGGTGGGTAATTCTAAAACCTTTACACCTCTTGTGTAATCTCCCATTACTTGCCTCCTTTCTTAGCCTTGAGGTACTGGAGTTTCTTTTTCTCAAGCTCCTTTTCTTTTTCGGGGGAGTATTCTGAGATGGGAACGAAGAAGGGCTTTAGGTCCTCCGGAACGTAGAGGGGAACTTCCGTGAAGATTTGTCCGTTTCTCAAGAAAAACTTTTCGTTAATTACCGTAGGACCTGCGTAGATGTATCTGTTGTCTTTGATGGTGGAAGCTTGAGATTGCTCTTGAATTTGCTCTTGAGATTCATTTTGGTTTTGTTTTTTTTCGTTTTTGGCCATAACAACCTCCGAAAGGAATTTGTTTTAGGTTACCTTTCGGAGGTGTCCCCGGTGGGGTTACAGGGGGCTATTGGGAAAAAGAGTTAGCAGAGCTTTCCTTTTCTAATTTCTTAAGAAGTCTTTTAACTCCTACTTCTGGATTAAGCTCTAAAGCCTTTTTTGCAAACTTTTCAGCATCAGCGAAGTTTCCTTGTTCATAGTTAAACTCAGCTAATAGTCTGTAACAAAATGCCTTAACATTATGGGGGTATTTATCAGATTCAATTATAGAAGAGACATAGGAAAGAAGAACTTTTTTATTGAGAATACCAAACCTTGTGTATAACTTTAGAAAGTAGTCAAGTTCGGGTAATTCTGGACTCTTAATAAAAAATTCCAAAATGCTTTTAAGGTAAGACTTTGGAACTTTCCCCTTGAGATATAGAATTTCAAAAGCTTTCCCCAAGCTCGTGGTTCCTAAAGCTGGAGACCGCCCAAAGAGAATAATTTCTAAGAATGGTAAGTGCAGGACTTTAGGAAGCAATTTCCCTTCACTACTTCCCACCTTTTCTAAAATAACAGGATACTTCCTTTTGCCTGGTAAAATCCTAAATACTCCTTTTATTTTATCCCTCTGAAAGTTAATGATTAGAGAGACTTCTTTGTCTTTTTGGCAGAGCCCTACTATTTCCAATTGAGAAAGACTATACGGTTCATCGCCATACAAAGTAGGCAGGGCAAGAGGAGGGATATAAAAATATTCACTGATTTTTTCAACGCTCTCCGGGGAGAGTAAAAATAAAATCCCATATTTATATATAGAGTCTTTGAAGATGTCCCTAAAAAAGAAGAGGATACGTTTCTGTTGCTCATTGTCCTTGAAAATCAAAGCTTTATCATAAATCAACTCAGCCTTTGCAGGATATGGGCCTGAAGTGAGTTTTTTGGTCTGATTTATAAAGTGGAAAGACTTCTTGGACTTCTTGTAATCAAAAACAGCAAAAAGCTCATTATCAGCTAATTGAAAGTTAAAGATACCGTAAGCGGTAGCGGGTAGGTCTATATCCCAATCGGGATTTATGTAATAGTCTATATTGACTTCCTCTTTTACTTCAAAGCAATTTGAGCAAGAGTTTGGACAAAGGGAATCTTTAAGAAACTTTGGTTTTTCTGATACTTTGTTGTCCTTATCTATTTCTACTGGTAGAGGCGGTCCGTTCTTCTGTTTGATGGACTTTGGAAGATGCGAAGCATCGCTGTAACTTCGGCTTTCTGTTAAAGTTGGTTTCGAGGGTTTCTTCCGTTTGCTCCCACGAAAGTAATAGAACGATAGTAAGATAAAAATACAGGCAATAGCAATTATTAAACTATCCATGCAACTACCCAGCGAAAAAGCTTACATTTCTTTTCTAAGTTTTTCTGGAGACTTTCAATTTCCTTTAGAGTTTCCTTTTTGTCTTTACAATCAACCTTTATGCTCTCGGTATCCTCTCTTAATCTACTGAGCAAGTCCCTGAGAGAATTGCATAACCTGTCTTTGCGTAAGTTCAACAAAGCAGCAATTGCGGAAAGCCCCGCAGATAAAAGAAGCATAGCTTCTAATGTCTTATATCCCAATGAGTGAATCAGTACATTTGCCAATGGCCAATGTTTGTGAAACATTTGAGAAAATATTGTGTAGATGTATAGTCCAAACATAACAACGCTAACTATGCAAAGAATAACCGTATATTTGTTTAGTCGGCTAACTTTTCTTAACTTTTCACTAAACTCATTTGCGTCTAAAACAACCCTTAGACGCTCCATGCAAGGAGTCCCTTTTTCAAATTGTGTGATTTGAATGTTGCCGTTCCCGATGGCAATGTTGCTCACTTTTC